AAAAAGGGGAAGGGTGCAGCCCGTAAAGCCTACGAAAAAGTCATGACCGGCAACGATGAGGCGGCCTTGTTCAAGGATATGGAATTGGCCTTGGAAGCCCAGAAGCGCTACCGGCAAGAGGCAAGGTCAAGTGGGGAATTTATTGCCCCTTGGAAGCATCCCTCAACCTGGTTGAATCAGGAATGCTGGTTGGATGAGATTGGCTCACATGCAGACCTGAAGCAAAAGGCGGAACTCGCTCAATGTTCAATGGCAGGCTGTGAGTGCGAGGTACACGGTCCCCGGTTTGATCATTGTGCTTACCACCTGGAGTTTGACGAAAAGGATCATCTGCGGGATGTCCTGATGGCCCCGGAGTTGAGGAAATACTATAACGATCACCCTGAGATCCAAGGGTTGAAAGGTGCCGAGGCAATGAAGTGGATGAAAGACAAGATACGAAATATTGTTAATCGGTGAAGATCGGGGGACAACTATGTCTAGGAGAAAGCGATGGGATTTATAAGAATACAGATTCAGCCATTTGAACACCCTGGACCAAGGGATATAGACAGGGCTTTCCCAATTTCAGGAGAGATGGCGAGAAAGACTTTTGAGCCATTGGATCTGCCCCATCTTAATGCGGACGGGCTGGAAAGAATGCTATGCACAAACCCTGTAACCATCAGAGAAGTAATGGTTAACAGGGGAAAATGGGCAAAAATGATAGCCGATCATGTGGTTGATGTTCTGATGGATTCAATGGAATTTGATGATACAGAAATGGGATATAAGCACGATGGGCCGACAAAATACGGCAACGCGAGATAGGCCAACTATGTCTAACAGAACAGAACAGGAAGGAAATGATGAATCAGTTTAAGCCGAAAAATGAGAAAGGCGAAGAATGCTGTGAGTGCAGTTGGTATCAGGCAAGCCAGGAGGCTTTAACCGAGGCCCTGCAATCCAACAGGGAAACATGGGAACAGCTTTCAAATGGGCGCGATTACCTAATGACTGTGGATGCTGATGAGGTGACTGTCGAGGATGCGCTGGAGGCATTTGGCTTTGGCCGTAATGGGCTAGGTTAATGATTATGGATAGGCTGGATAACGAGAGGATGTGATATGCCTATAAAATATGACGAGGACTTGCCTTTGGCTGTGGAGCTTCAAAAGAATTGCTTTATTCCTCTAGACGACGAGCAGGCCCCGGTCTTGGTTGAAATAACAGACAAGGAGGCAAAATTCAGACATCAAGCGTGGGCGCTAGTCTTAAATGAAATGTTGGCGCTCAGTTTTTATAATGATATGACTGTGGATGTTGATGGATACAGAGTTCAAATAAGAGCTAAATTACTTAAATATCCGCCTATCGGGATTGAGCCTAACAACAAAGGATAACACCTAACACATTAGGAGTAGATAGATGAATAAATGGCAGATTGCGGTGCAGGACTTCAAAGATATGTTTCCGCATGGTGTTGAGCACCCACCGGCTGCAATTGCATTATTTGAGTTGGGGGATGAAATGTATGATGCGCTGGCTGAGTTGGTAGCACTTAAGGAAATAAAGGACGTGCTTGGTAAAACGACGGAATATGCAAAACGTCAGCCTATTGCATGGAATATAGCCAAGAAGATTATTAACACATAGTCCAATATATCTATTATGTCACTCCTGCCAAAAAAGAATCCAAGAAATGAGCCCCGGATAACTGAGCTGAATTGGTATGCAAGATACGGGAAATATCCTGATCGGATTGCCCACACATCAATTGGCAAAGAGTACATGGAAGGCGACTGGAGTTGGAACCGGCGAAATCCAGATAAAATTGAATATGTAGAAAGGTTGATCAAATACATGGAATATATTTAACAAATAAGGGGTTAATTATTATGCTGAACTCCACGTCACTTTACGAAAAGGCAATGGAAGCCGCCGAGGACTATGCCGACAAGGAACACGCTGCCGGAGTCTTAGAAGACGCCCTGGACGCCCTGAAAGGCTCACTGGTGGCGAAGTACAAAGCCAAAGGGGAAGCAGTGACGATCATTAATAATCTGGTCAAGGACGATCCTGAATATAAGCTGATGGCAACCCAATGGCGGGATGCGGTAAAAGCCTACCGAATTGCTAGACTGAAGTATGATCAGATATGCCGTTATCAGGATAACGAGAAGACCAACGAAGTGACGGCGAGGCAGTTGACGACATGATATTGGGTGAAGTGAGGGCGATCAGATGAAAGACGATAGAAAAGATTATATGCGTCGATTAATTGCAGAAATCCGTGAGGACATGGCAGACGATCCAGACATTAAGAAATATCGTGAGCAGTTTGGCGAGGATGTTGTTACTGGGAAATGGGTAAATATATCCCTGCTTTGTGATGTTGTTGAAAACGAAGTGCTAGTTGAGGAAACCATGAGCGAGGATCAACGTTAATGCAATCAATCACTGAACTACCCTATAAACGAGTAGAACAGAATAAAGTTATGAGAATGACGCGGGTTTGGGCTATGCCTAACGGTGAAACCTTTGATATTCCGCCAATAGGGGATTTTGTGAGGCACTTTATAGAGAAATCTACGGTGAGTATTGACCCATTTTCACGGAATAAGCGATGGGCGGCCTATACCAACGATTTGAACCCTAATACTGAGGCGCAGCATCACATGGAATGCGAGGAATTTCTGTCCATGCTGGTTGATGAGGGCGTTAAAGCGGATCTGATGATTCTTGACCCGCCATATAGCCCAAGGCAGGTAAAAGAATGTTATGACTCCATCGGATTAAAAATGGCACAGGAAGACGCAATGGGTGGCGCAGCCAGGAAGCGAAGACGTGAACTGATCAACAAGATCATTGGAAAGGATGGCATTGTCCTAACCTTTGGGTGGGATACTAACGGCATGGGCGGAAATGAATGGCAGATAGAAGAAATTATGCTGGTGGCGCATGGCTCAGACCATAACGACACAATTTGTATGGCGGAACGAAGGCGCACCGAGCAAGGCCGTTTATTTGAGTAACTATGGAGGATATAGGTAATGGTTGAGTTGTTAAATATAGACTGCATGGAATACATGGCAACTCAGCCGGATAATGCGTTTGATTTGGCGATTGTTGATCCGCCTTATGGGATAGGTAGTTGGGTGAGGGACTCATACACAAGCAAAGGCGGAAAAGGGCCAAGAGTTCCCAATACATCATCATGGGCAAAAGGCGTGAAATGGAACGATGAGATTCCGCAGGAAAGCTATTTTGCAGAATTAAGGAGAATTTCAGATAGACAACTAATATGGGGCGCGAATTACTATAATTGTTTTAACGGCGGGGCTTTAATCTGGTACAAGGGCGATCAAGCCAAAACGGTTTCACATGCGGAGATCGCAAGTTTATCATTTCAAAACCGTGTTGACCTAGTGCATATAAATTGGCAACCAGGATTCTATAGGAAATTGCATGGCGAGCAGATTCATCCTTGTCAGAAACCCGTAAAACTTTATGAATGGATATTAAAAAATTACGCCGAATCCGATCAAAGAATATTAGATACCCACTTAGGAAGCGGATCGAGCGCCATTGCTGCCCACTACTTCGGATGTGACTTTGTAGGGTGCGAGATTGATCCAGATTATTACCAAGCCGCAAAGCAACGGTTTGACAACGAGACTCGGCAGATGAGTTTGAGGGTGTAATGCCTAAACGGTGCAAACAATGTAAGACCGAGATCGTTGATCCGACACCCTGGCGGAAACCCTTCTGCTCATACCAATGTGGTATCCAGTATGTGAGGGCCAAGGATCAGGAGAAGAAAGCCAAGAAGCAGCGCAAGGAAACACGGGAATGGAAAGAGGCCAACAAAACCAAACCACAATTAATCAAAGAGGCGCATCAAGATGGCTTTAATCCTTACATCAGAATCAGAGACAAAGACAAACCGTGTATTAGTTGCGGGCGTCACGAATGGGAGATCCCGGACAAATATACAGGGGGCAAGTGGGATTGCGGGCACTATCTATCAGTCGGGTCGTGTCAAGAGCTCCGGTTCCATGAAGATAACGCTCATAAGCAGTGCAAGGAGTGTAACGGAGGCTCCGGTAAGTACGCTCGAAAGAATCGCACAGTCAGGGAAGAATACAGGGAAAGGCTCATTGAGCGGATTGGATTAGATCGCGTGGAATGGCTCGAAGGCCCTCACCAAACCCAAAACCTCACCCATGAAGACATTAGAGAAATAAAGCAATACTACAAAGACAAGATCAAGGTACTAAAGGGGAACGACAATGAAAAGACGTGAGTTTCTCACCATCAGCCTGAAATTGGGTGCAGTGGCGCTAATCCCGCAGCCTGTGCTGGCCGGGACCGAGGCATTTGAGGAATATTCAACCACTTTGACCATTGGCGGGATTGAAGAAGGATCACGCATTACTATCTATCAGGGCAATGAAGCGGACGGCTATGAGCATGTGGAAACCCGGCTGATAAAAGACACCGGAGACACTCAGATCCACGAAATCACCATGAAGGAACCGCCACCTCAGCCGATCATAATACGTCAGACAAAACCAGGCGCAAGGTATATTTATGAGTCTCCATAAAGAAATCGAACAGGAAGCGGCCAAATATCAATGCCCATGCGGGAAAGACGCGCACCACCATTGCTTTGCCGAAGAAAAAGAATATCACCTATGCGATGACTGTTTTATTGAGAGGATGAAGAATGAGCGTCTACACCGATAAGCAAGAGATTGTCAGCATGATCAAGGCTTACCTCTTGTGTGATGACCGGGTCTACCTACATTACAACAAAACGGACGATTTCTACATTAAAACCCGTCAATATTCCGAGGATACCGACTACCTTCGCAGTTTTACCCGTGATGATACCGATAAGGAGATATGGGAGCGGGTAAATTATATCGTGGAAACCATGATAAACGGGTCGGGGCGGGTTAAGAGCAGCCTGGAGCCCTGTTTAGAAGTCATGCGAAATAATGACATATCCGAATAATCTACTATACTAATAGCGGGTAACTATGAACTATCGAGAATTGATAGCAATGAACCATGAACATTCAGAACAAAGACATACGGTATTTGCCGCTTTGGTGTGCGTCTTGCAAAAAGACGTACTCTGGATGGGTGTATAATGGCGAGTCCCCAGGCTGCCCAACGTGTAAAGAAAAGGAAGCCCCGGGATCTGCACGACCTGTTATGGGCATGGGGAAAGTGGCGCAATACGCTTGCTAAGGGGCTCGGTTACTCAGACGCCTCAAACATACACAGAGCCATTGTCTACGGCGCTTATCTCCCTTGCGGGACGACTAACATCGTTCCGCTTTACTTTCCCGACCATGAAGTAACCCAGTTAGACCAGCAGATCATCAAACTCCCCAAGCAAGATAAGGAAATCCTAATGTATAGATATATTGGGGGATGCTCGTTCGCGGATATCGGCTATTACATCAATAAATACAAGTCCTATGCTCAATACCAGTTAAGGCGAATTGAGCGCAAATTACACCTTCCCTAGTTGCAAAGTTTATACGGTTTTGCTAGGTTTAACGTAGGGTAGAACACTGCCCCCCGAATAAATCCACTGGTGCCTTTCCCGCACCCTTCCCCAACCCGCTCCCCAGCGGGTTTTTTTATATGAGTTGGACGATCAGAAGCAAGATCGCCAGCACTAACAAGAGAAAGTAGATTCTATTGCCCATCCCAGTGCCCCGGCCTGTCAGGCTGCGGTACAGGCTTTGGAGCCCCCGGTAAGGGTTTACCCCTATCCGGCCGAAAAGTCCCTTCACGGGCTTCCCAAGCCCGCCCCTGGTGGTCGATATAAACCCGAGGTTTGGAAATATCAGGCCGGTTAGACTTGGGATGTGGATCGTAAAGGATCTCAGCCCAGCTTGAGGCAGACAGAATAAACAGGGCCAGCATGATCAGGCCATAGATCGACACGGCTAGTAGCGCGTCTTTGATAAGATTCAGCATAATGGATTACTCCTTAATGATTTCATCACCGAAAGCATGGAGAACCAGACCATTTTCGAGCCGTATCTTGAACATAGGCCCGACTTCAATCAGATCGTATTCTTTTTCCGGTAGTGGCTCGATAATTTCCAAGGCCATACCCGAGTATTTGCTGTAATTGGTTTGAACGGAATGAAAAGTTAGCATAGCGGCGATCCTCTTAATAAATTAGCTTTACATCATAGATATTTTCGTCATACTTCATACGCGTGAGCATTTCCTTATATTGCTCTAAAGTGCCGTTAATAATACGGCGCTCTTGTATATCGTCAGACCATATTTTCTTATATTGAATGTGCATTGCTTTACCCTCTTTAGTTACTAATCTTTAACAGCATGATAACCATGCAATTTAGTCAGGCGTAAATCCTGGCGCATTACATGGCATTCTTCGCCGTTATAGACTTGATCATTAAATTCAAACTCGCAGGGAAACCCGCCAAAGTGAACAAAATGATCAATCGCATAATCAGCATAAGCTAATAAAACATCTTGGGAATAGTTAGCCATTGTTAGATCCTCTTTAGTTATACCCATTACCAAGGAGTGTGTTGCAGCTCGGCAGTGGATTCATATTCCGATTTGATTAGTTCGCTAATTTTCTCAGCGCCTTCTGAATCACTGCCGTCTTGATATATTTCGATATATTTCAATATATCCAAGTTTTCGTCACGGATTTCGATGCGTAAGTCCATTATTTGATCCTCTTAGTAATGTCTACAAAGCCCACTAAAGATAATGGGCTTTAGGGGATTACTAGGAAAACAGGCTGATAACTTCACCTGGAGCCGGAGCGCGCCCGTTTAGCTCAGACATAGGCGTGACTATTGGCGGCGGATTGTCGGTTGTATAGCCCCACTGGGCTTCCTCATAACCCGGCAAGCGATTAATGCACTCTTTACGGATAGCAGTAATAACCTTGTGAGCCGTTGATTTGTGCCAGTCGTCATACTCGCAGGACTGATACTCGAAACAACTACATGATTTCAGGATTTCAACGACAGGGACCGACCATGCGCGCTTAGCTTCCTGTTTGCATTCCGTGATATACTGGCGTTTAGGCATTCCCATAAAGGATGCAGCCGGATCTTGATCATCCGGATAGCGAGCCGCGAGACTGATTAAATTGGATCTAGTGAGTGCTTCAACCACTTGATCGGTTGTTTCCAGGTTTAGCCCGTAGCATTCGCCATAATGGGACGCCTCGGATTCAACCGCGAAATGGGCTAAAAGCCCGACAGTTTGTTGATCCATTAAATATGCAGACATATCATTTACTCCTAGTTAATAAACCTTAAGGGTTTCCGCGCCTCATATGGCAATGTTCAGCGGATCGCGGGAATTGCTGACTATGGAAAATAATGTGCCCGCCGTCTGGCGTATCTATCAGGATATATCCGGCACTATCCATATGGTAATTAATGACTGGCATGTTACGGATAACGCCTTGTAAATAACGGCGATTAGTTGAGACTGTATTCCCGTTAATATCGCGCTTTCTCATGTCTCCACCTCATTAAATAGGTTGTAGGGTTAGTCAGTGGTTATGGTTTAACAGGTGTTCTGCATTATCTATGCACTCAGGGATAGATTTGCCCACAGAGCACCACCACAGGCCAACCGCACTAAATCGGTTGTTTATGCGATAAATCGGCAGACCTAAAAAGGATCCATGTGTTGTTGCATTTGGAACTATTGTGGATTTCATAATATTTACTCCCATATCCATCGACCCATCACTACGCAGTGAGCGCATAGCACCAGGCCGATAATGGTTAATAGTAAGAAAATAGACATAGTTAAATGACCTCTTGATGGGTATAAACCTCAGCCAATATGGGCGCATCCACTTCAACGTTATTAGCGCCACAGTGACCGCACTCGAATTCCCAGCAGGAAGCTGCGCCTACATGGGCAATCTCGCCGGGATTCGCGTCAAGTCGGTACTCACTGCGGGCAGTAACAAGATCAAATGAATAGGCGGATAACTCACCACAAGCTGCACATTCAACAATGTCACCGGATTCGATAAGTGATTCAGTATCCATAACTCATACCTCATTTAATAAACCAAACATGAGTGCAAGGTTTATGGTTTATAGAATTTACATCTGATTCTTGTTTGGCTAGTTTCCACTTGCCTTTTGTATTGTCATGCTTGCGGCATATATCCAGAATCTGATCATCGGTAGGCATACCCAGACCCCAAACATGATCAATGCGGGCATATAAGGCAATTTGATCTAATCCTTCGTCATATTGTGGCAAAGTAGTCATAACGCGATCATGCAACCCAAAGTGAGTACATATATCGTCATGATCCTTTCGTTTTGTATTAAAATGACCTTGATACATAACTAAATACCTCAGTTAATAAGTAAGAAAGGGTTAAACTTCCCAGTTTATGTGGATAGTGCATTCGCCTTCACAGCAGTTAAACCCGTAGGTTATGCCTTGACTGTTCAACTCTTTGGCTTTGGCCTCGGCTTTTTGCTCAGTGTCAAACCAGTTATAAACGTAGTTGCCTTCTTCGCCGCCGACATAGTGAGCAACAACATAACCGTTATTGCCGTCTTTATCGGTGTACCACTTGTCCATTGCGCGGGCCATTTGTGCTATACTCCTTAACATATCGTGATAAATTAATTACACTCTGTATGCTATAAAGTGTAAAGTATTTTTACAGTATGTCAAGGGGAAATGGTGGACAGAAACGAAGAAAGGGCCAAAGAATTCGAGGATCTCACTGAAAAGCTCGGATTCACGCCGACATTTTTAGCGAATCGGTGGGAAGTCTCACGCCCTACTATCTACAATTGGAAGAAGAACGGACCCCCAAAGTATGTCCTGGATTATCTTAGACAGACTGCAAGGATATTCGGATTCACTACCAAATAGATAACCGCAAAGCTAATCTATAGTTAGTAACTACTTACACCATAGGTGACACCATGCCTAGAACCGGCAGACCCTCAAACTATAAACCAGAGTTTAACGACCTGGCACTCGATTACATTGATACCTATAAGGACAAGTACGATCACCAGGTTCCCAGTGTCGTCGGGTTAGCCGTTATCATAGGATGTGCTGAAAGAACCCTTTATAATTGGGGGAATAAACACCCTGACTTTATGCACACGTTACGTGATATCGTGTCAGCTCAGAAGTTTGCACTGACTAATGGGGGCTTAGGTAATGACTTTAATTCCAATATCTGCAAGCTTATGCTGGCTAATCATGGGTTTAGCGAGCGTACACAAGACGTAACAGGCCAGCAGTGGAATGAAGAAGAAAACAAGTGGGAGATCGAGGTTACACATACCCAAGTCGCTGATAAGCAAGAGGAAACCAGCGAATAGCCTGGCCAGTCCCTTACATTAACTATCGAGCCTAAGTCATTGATAACCACTATCCATTATCTGCATATCAATAACTCCAATGTAATCAAAGGGATAGACTGAATAGTATTTAACATAATAACTATTATACGAATACTCAGGGGTATCAATAGAACTAATGCCAGCAAGGTTGCATCCCTGGCTCCCCGCTATTCCCTCAAGTCCTACCTGAACATCCCTATCCATGCGGCATGACAGCCCCGCTAACGGCCTAACACCTCGAAGCAAGGGGTAGGCACAGGGTAGGGGTAGACACGCCCATGTAGTCCCTCAGACAGCCCTGGAAAAGGGGGGGGGAGGGGGAATGAGAGGAAGGCGGTGGGTGATGGAGCGTACGGCTCAATCTTTCTCCTAACTAGCTTTTAATCATCAGCATCTTCTAATACAGGGAGGGTTTTAACCGGTAACGGCTGGATTTACAGGCCAAAACCTACTAATATGTTGATACTGTATTAACTATTTGTGGGGATGACATCACGATGAGAGACAAGTGGGCTAGATTCATTGAGTGGCGAGGCCCCGCCCTTGCCCTGATAGGGCTTTGGTTATCGGCCGTGTTCATCGGGGTGGGCCTGTCCCATCTGATAGCGGGATGAGCGAACTCCTTGAGCGGATGGGCTGGTCCCAACGCTTCTTTGCCAACCACATTGGGGTGTCAGAGCAGACTGTGACCCGCTGGAACCGGGAAGGGGCCCCCGAATATGTCCTGGTGTATCTGAGACAGTGCGTGAGGTTACTGGGGTTATGAGGCCATATAATCCAAAGGCATATCTTGGCAGGCAGCACGGGAAAAGCACCTTTAATCGTATTGCGATGGAGTGTGCCTTAGACGCTGGTAAGACCGTGCTTATCTATAAACCGGGACATGCTGAACTGATGAAGCGGAAAGGTCATCTCACTTCAATCAAGACCATTAATTATAAATCACCCTCATCGGAAGAAATGATGACATGGTTTGATGAATGGAAGGACGAACCATGACCTTCGACGAATGGCTTGAACAGGAATACGGGGAGGACGCCGATTGGTATGAAGGCTGGAATAAGGGCGATATGCAGAAAGCCTTTGAGGCCGGGGCCGAGCTGGAGCGCAAATTTATCCAGGACCACGAATCGGGTGAGCCATGATCACCTGGTTCTACGGTAACACGGACTCGGGTAAATCTTCGATTTCCAGCGCCTATGCCCAGATGACCGAGGCCATCCATTTAGACGGGGATGAACTTAGGAAGATTTGGCCCGAACTGGGGCTGGATGAAAGAAGTCGAAGAACCCAGAACACCCGGGCGATGAATTTAGCTATGTACCTGGAGTCCCAAGGCTTTGATGTGGTGGTATCCACCATCTGCCCTTATCGGGACCAACGGAGCGAGATTTACGACACACTAAATTGTAAATTCGTCTATATCCACGGGGGAAAATCTGGATCGGATTACCCCTTTGAGCGCGGAGAGTAAAATGGGCTGTAAAGGCAAGAAAAAGAAAGGTAAGGGTAAACGGAAGAAATATGTACGATCATGACCGCCTGTTGAAAGAGGCCCGGAGACGGATCATGCGACACCGGACCTCCCGAGCCCGTCAAACGACCTATTGGTTTCTCTACGGAGTCAGATATGGCCGGTAAGAAAACCAAGAAGAAGCTGGTTCCGCATCGGCTACAGAAGAAGCAGAACCGCTGGCAAAAGGCACTCGATGAGTCCAATGTACGCCAAGGCGAGATGAGCCCCCGTTACAAGTCTCGGTTGGATGAACAGAAACGCATTGAGGACGGGACCCTTAAGAGGGCCCGCGCCAACCAGGCCAAACGAAAGGCGGTGACGCGGAAAAAAGCCGCCAAAGGGACCGCCACCAAAAAGAAGAAAAAGAGAGCAAACAGTTGATTCTAAAACGTGAAACCATGCCCCTAACGGGGTTTTTTTATGCCTAACAGGAAAGCCAATGGAAAAAATTAACAGTACCCTCTATGCCAGTGCCGCCCGCACGGCGACCCCCACGGCGGAAAGTATTAGTCTGGTGGCCTATAACGGGCCGAGTCATCTCCACGGGATCAGGATCATCCATGTGGTTATTGATGTCACCGCCATTACCTTAACCCCCAGTGTCGTGCCGACGATTGACTATTATGACGACACTTCGGGCAAGTGGTATAACGTGCTCACGGGAGCGGCCATTACCGCCACTGGGACCACGGTGTTGAGGATTGGCGAGAGTATGCCCGCATCGGCCAATCTGATCGCCACCGATGCGGTGAGTGACAACGTAAGAGTCACGATGACCCACGGGGATACGGATTCGATTACCTACAGTGTCGGGATCAACCTGTTCCGCTAATGCCAAAGCTCACGGTTCCGCATAAGCTCGAACCCTTTTTAACCAAGCGCAAACGCTTCAAGATCGCTTACGGTGGACGGGGAGGCACGAAGTCCCAGACCTTTGCGGATCTGCTCTTGTTTTTAGCCCAGACCCAGAATCACAAGGTGGGGTGTTTCAGAGAGATGCAGAACTCCATTGAAGACTCGGTGTACTCGCTGTTGAAAGACGAGATCACGAGGATGGAGCTGGAAGGGTTCACGGTCCAGAATAATAATATCTTCCACCGGGACGGCGGCGAGTTTCGTTTTAAGGGTCTGGCAAGAAACCCCGATGCGATCAAGTCCATGCACGGTTTTTCCCGATTCTGGGTGGAGGAAGCCCAGAGTATTAGTGAGGAATCCTTACGTAAATTAACGCCAACCCTGCGAACGGATGACTCGGAAATCTGGTTTAGCCTGAATCCACAGAGTTCAGAGGACCCCATTTCCCGGCGATTCTTAAAACCCTTTGAGCGGGCTTTAGTGAGAGACGGGTACTACGAGGACGATCTTCATTTAATCATTAAAGTGAATTACCTGGACAACCCGTGGTTTCCCATCACATTAGAACGGGAACGGCAGTGGGATTATGAGAATATCTCCCGAGCCGAATACAACCATATCTGGTTGGGGGATTATAACGATTACGTCGAAAACGCCTTAATTCCGGCGGAGTGGTTCGATGCGGCGGTAGACGCCCATGAGAAATTAGGTTTCGAGCCGAGAGGGGCCAAGGTAGCCGCGCACGACCCCAGTGATTCCGGGGATGCGCGAGGGTATGCCCTACGCCACGGATCGGTCATTCTGGATGTGAGAGAGAACACCCGGGATGATGTCAATGACGCCTGTGACTGGGCAATGGATTTAGCGATAAATGCCAATGCGGATTTATTCGTGTGGGATGGGGACGGTTTGGGAGTTACTCTAAAGCGCCAAATCGGGGAGTCCTTAAAGGATAAGAAAATCGACTATTTGATGTACCGTGGGTCTTCAAAAGTTGAACATCCCAAACGCTATTATGAACCTATCGGTCGGGAAGACTCGGATCAGAAGAAACAGAACAAAGACACCTTCAAAAACAAACGTGCCCAGTACCATGTGAAATTGCGAGATCGGTTCCACAATGCGTACCTGGCGGTGGAAAAAGACCAGTATATTGATCCTGATGAGATGATCTCCATCTCCTCCAAGATCGAGTGTTTAGATAAATTGAGATCCGAAATTTGTCGTATCCCCCTAAAACCCAATGGGGCGGGCCTCATTCAGATCATGAGCAAGATTGAAATGAAGAATAAGTACAATATTCTCTCACCCAATGTGGGGGAGTCGGTCATGATGACCCTGGCTGAAAAGGCTAAGGATAACGACTTCATGCAACCGCTCCATGCCGAAAGGAAATACGTGGTTTGAACAACGAAACGCTCTTAAACATCATCCGGGAGTACCGTAAAGACGCCCTGGGACCGGATTATAAAACGTTGACCTCTGAAAGAGCCGAGGCGATGGACCGCTATCACGGTCGCCCCTACGGGAATGAGGAACCGAATCGATCTCAAATCGTGACCAAGGATCTCTCCGAAACAGTCGATTGGATCATGCCGTCTGTGATGCGTGTCTTCCTTCAATCCGGGGCTTTGGTCGAATTTACCCCCGTGGGTGATGATGATGAAGACAAGGCCCGCCAGGAAACGGCGGGGGTCAATCATGTAATGTTAAAAAAGAACGATGGGTTCTTCCTCCTCTATGACACGTTCAAAGATTCTCTGTTATTGAAGAACTGTTATGCGAAACACTGGCATGACGAGACGGAAAAGACGACAGAGAGAGAGTACAAAGACCTCCCCGAAGACGATTTAGTGCTTTTGGTCGAGCGGTTGAAGGAAAAATGGGACGATCTGGAAACCCTTTGGTCCGAGGAGGAGACAAGAAACGGCATTAAATACACTTCCATGCGGGTGCGACTCACCCGAACGGAAAAATGTAACAAAATCGAAGCCGTCCCCCCTGAAGAAATTAGAATTTCCAATAAATGCCGGGGATCGGTGCAGGATTCCATCTTTACCGAGCACTTGCCGGTGAAAACCCGTTCCGATTTGATCGAAATGGGCATGGATAAAGACTGGGTGATGGATCTGAACGCCAAAGGGACCACGGAAACCCGCGAAGCCACGGCAAGAGACTCCATCTCTGACGAAAACGACGATCAACGCTCCCTTGATAAAGCAATGGAGGAGGTCGAATACGGCGAAATCTACATCAAAGTCGATTATGACGACGATGGGATCGCAGAACTGCGAAAAGTCTACGTGGTGGACGAGAAGATCCCCGAAGGGGAGGAATGGAATCAGCCGATTGAAACCGTGGAGATCACCGGCGGGGTTACTAAAAGGGTCCCGCACCGTCATTTAGGGGAATCTTTGAATGACGAACTGGATGACCTCGCCTTAATCCACACCACCCTGATGCGCCAGTTGTTAAATAACGTGTACAACACCGTCAACACGGAGTACATGATCAACGAACGGGCCAATCTGGACGACTTCTTGATCTCGGCCGATGCGGGAGTGAAACGCATTGAAGGGGATGAACCGGTACAAAACGCCGTGGCTCCCGTCCCGTCTCAACCCATATTAGACCAACTGATCCCTGCGATTGACCTAATCAACACCAACAAAGAGTCTCGAACAGGGGTCAATGAAGCCAATACCGGTGTTGACCCGAACGCGCTACGAGAAACGTCCCGTGGAGCCTACATGGAAAATTTGAACAGAGCCTCCCAAAAGGTCGAAATGTTCATCCGTGTCTACGCGGAGAGCTTTTTGAAAGAAGCCTCCTTACGAATCCATGAATTGATGATCAAATACCCCGATAAGGAACTGATGATCAAGTTGAATGGGCAGTACGTCCAGATCGACCCGGAAGAATGGGAAGATCGGGATGATCTCACGATCAAAGTGGGTCTGGGAACGGGTTCGAGCGAAGAAAAACTCATGAAGCTTGAGTTGCTTCAACGGATGCAGAAAGAAATCGTGGATATGGGTCTGGTGGGTCCGGATGAGTCCTACGCTTTATTTGAAGACATGGCCCGGGAATTGGGAGCTAATGCAGTAGAGAAATACGCCATCAATCCTCAAAGTCCCGAGTTCAAGGAAAACAAACAATACATCCAGGGTCTTGCGGCTCAACAGCAGGGTCAACAGAACCCCTTGGCCGAAGCCGAGCAGATCAAGGCCGAAGCGCAGATCATGGTCAAGCGGGCCGAATTTGAATTGCGCGAAAAAGAACAGCAGACCGATGCCTTGTTACAGCATCAGAAACAGGAAGCCGACCAGGCCCTCAAGTCCCAGGACTTGTTGATCAAAGAACGTGAGTTGGTGTTGAAAGAGCAAGAGATTTTACTGAAAGAGAAAGAGATCGCGGCCAAGTTGGAACAAGCCCGGTACAAGACCGATCTGGAGTTCTCCGCCAAGATGGCAACCGAACGGATGAAACAAGGGGCCTCGTTAGAGGAAGCCCTGTCTGCGGCCGTACCTGAAATCGCAAGACAGAATGACGAAGTGATGACCTCTATTGTGAACAGCATGTTGGACAACATGAATATCATGCGGAAAGAGGATCAGGCCAACTTCTCCGTGATTACACAAGATTTCAACAGTCAGTTGGCGGAAGTCGTGGGGCAAATGAACAAACCCAAGAAAGTCATCTATGACGAGAACGACAACCCGATAGGGGTTGAATAATTGATCCTTCGGGATCGGTTGGGCGGGACGGCAGGATGCTGACGGGAACGTAAACCATAAGGAGAAGATATGAAACTCAAGGAAGGCGATCAAGTCCCTAAGATGAAACTCAAGGACTTCCAGAAACAGCAGGAGAAGCGCCGAGAGACTGAGCGGAGGGGCAAATAATGGCTACCGCCGTACTCAGACAAGGCGAATTTATCGACCAGTACAAGATTGACGATCCGGGCAATGCCTCGGGATTCGACAATAATCTGTTCTTTATTTCCTTTCAGGTTCAGGAAGTGGTGAGACAGACCAGTTCGGTCAACTTTCACACCTTCAAAGAAGACCTCCTGTGTTGGGATAATTCAGAAGAACCCACTTGTCCCTGTGATTCAGACGGTCAGGGGGGTCAATTATCCGCTGGATTGTGTTTTCTCGATTCCATCATGCTCGCAGGTGGCGTGACGGTGGGCGCAGATCTCACCGTTGCCGCTGAGGAAATGGTCTATCTCGCCTTCTGGCATGAGTATCGAACTCAGAACCAGATGCAAATCATGTTAGACCAGATGACCGTGGAAGGCTTGAACGACCTCCAGAAAGTCCGTGGGATGAAATTTGCCTACATGAGTCAGGGGGTTGATATCACCACCGCCAACAGTATTGCCCAGGCGTGGGTGAACACCGCGACTCTGCCGGTTTACACCGATTATGGACTCACGCGCATTCCACAACATGACATCCGTTTACTGAAACTGTTTGGGCATACCGGCTGGTTTAGTTAATGGCAATCACGTATTCCGCAGGTACGGGGACGACAATCACGACTCATGCGATGAATGAGACGTGTATTAACCAGACGGACCAGACTAACAACAATACGATTATCGTCTCAGATGACCTTTCCACAGCGGGGAACGGTCAGATCGGAGATGGCTCCAACGGCATTGGCAACAGTTATGTCGGGCGTTTAATCATTGTGGATCTGGGGCTTTCTACCGAACAAAGACGGTTCTGTATCGCAGAAACCGACCTGGCCGGTGGCGGCACGGTGGTCAATTCCTTTCGTCTGACCGTCCATGAGGATTGGGATACCAACCCCGTTGTGACGACGGATACGGTGCATGTCCCTTATGAGGCCGCTGACATTGAAGATGGCGGGGTCAGTTCAGGGGTAGGCTATACCACCCGAACCGGAATTTTTACCTTTTCCAATGATTTAACCATCGCTAGTACGGGCGGATTACAAATTGCCAGCGGGACAGGCTGGGAGCTGGATGAAACCGGCACGAATATCACCTTATTCCATCAATCTGGAGGTTATTTCTACTCCGGCTTTGAAAGTGGCGGGAAATACATCAATGGTGGGCAGATCCTCTCGGTGAATAACGGCACCGGGGAACCCGCGATCCAGCGTCAGAGCGGATCATTAGGCTATGTCTATGATTGCTTATTCTGGGCGCAATTGGTGGACATGCAGTACGAACACGCCAACGGCGCGGGATTAGAGTATTACGGGACTAAATGGCTTAACCAGACGGATGAGTTACATTTGTTTGATGCCACGGTGGTGGATTGTGCCGCGATTGGTAAAGGCGCAACCACTTCGATTATCCGGGTGGATGCCGGGACCGTGTGTAACGGATTTGCCGTGTCTACCGTGGATACTTTGGAAACGACTTCAGGCGATACGACCACCGAAACGATCACCTTAACGGATGTGACGTTTACCGATGTCACCGACTTGATCACATTGGTTAATAATAAAACCTGGGATATGATCGACCCGTCATGGACCGCCACGACATCCTCGGACTTTAATGATTCAGCGGTCACAGGTACAGCGGCGATCAATGATCGAACCTCTGTGACTGCAACGGTACAGACCGCCGCAGGAACCGCGCTACAAGATGCTTTGGTCAATGTGTATGAAAATACCCAGACTGCCGATTTAGTTTTAGAACTCACGACAGACGCCAATGGGGAGGCGAGCGATTCTTTTCTCTACTTAGCGCATAGTTGGACCACCGGCACGGGATCGACCACGACCTATGGAGGCCACGCTCTACAGTGTGGCAAGTGGCTCTATTTACCTCTGGTCTTCAGTCAGAGCACCACAGATAAGTTCGATGGGGTGATCACCCTTTCACCGGATAACAACATTGTCCAAACCACGCAAGCCACGGCCTTAACGGATGGATCGGGGATCACCTGGTCAGAACCGACCAACCCGACAGAGTTGGTTGATTTTACCTCCGGCTCAGGCACTCTAGCAGTCGGGATGATCTTAACTTTCACGCCCTCTGGAGCGGTGGGAACACTGAGAGAATCGGCTTCCGGTGACTCCACCGCAGGCGAGTTGTATCTGGATACCCGTACTTCCACGGCGATTGCCAATGGAGATACGTTCTCTCGTACTGGTGGGACGGCAGGCACGTTCTCCGGGACGTACACGAATGATACGAAGCAACCGTTCAGTATCTCGATCAATGGAAATTCAAAGAGTTTACAAGTTGAATACGATTACCTCGCGGCCAAACAGACCGAGACTACGTTATCAGCCGATGGTGAGTTGATATGGGAGTGGTGCCGTTCCGCTGAAACCCAGCCACTTTACGCCACGGGTTCGAGTTTCTACACTGAACAGAGTAACAGTAAAGGGATCTACATCTATGGTCGGGGCGCAGGAACGATTGATTACCTGACCGATGATTCCGGTACGACTTGGGTGCCGCCCACCTCCACCACCTTTCAGGTGACAGTGAAAAACGGCACCACAGCCTTAGAAGGCGTGGCAGTCAGGTTTGAGGAAACGGACGGAACAGACATTACGGACGGCACAACGAACAGCAGCGGGGTATTCAGTTACGCGGATACCCTGGGTAACAGGACGATTAACTGTGTGGTCAGAAAGAAAGGCTACAAGTATCAAGAATTCAATATTGTGGTAACAGGCGATTTCGATATTCCGGTTTCTTTTATTAGAGATCCTTCAGTGAACATACCATGAGGACGGCACGATGGCGGTTACAGACGACTGGCAATTAGACTACACGGGCGCAAGTTCCGGTGGTGTGCCGGTATTACAACATATCGACGGGCGCGTTAATTACGACACCTTGACGGGGAATGCGCCGTCGCTGGGGGATTACATTATCTTCAGTAACTCCGGCGTGACCGCCAAAGTCATCGGCGGCGACGATCTGGGGGGAACCACTGCCACGGGCTACCTGGATTTAACCAATGTCACCGGGTTAATCGAAGACAACGACCCCTTCGAGGTTTTATCCACATTAGGATTCGATACCGTCACCAATGGCGGGTTCGTCATTGGCGACACGATTACCGGCCCCACCACTGAATCCATCACGGTCAGAGCGGTTGAATACAACATGACCACCACGCAGGGCGCGGGGACGATCTACGGGGATACGGTCACAGCCGGATTTTTGAATAACGATGCCCTGAGTAATGATGGTGGTACGACTACCGTTTCTCTCGCCACCGGCGCGGAAACCGACAATTCCGGTGTGGTCACAACAGGCCAGACCGCAGGACAGCTTTCTCCTCCCGGTACGGCTAACACCAACAACGCAGCGATCATTCATTATGACGCAGGCTCTATCGACATCCCGCATGAGGCGGCCCTGGCTGACGCAGTTACAGGCGCGACAGGTAAAGCCCAACGGTTATACGGGGACACCACCACCGGCTCGATTTACATTGTTAACTCCGATACTACCGGGGGGTCATGGACGGACAACAATACACTCAATATTGAGGATTGTGTTCAATACGACACCCTTGTTTCGGGTAAGGTCTGGGCGATTGGCGACGTACTGAAAGGCGTGACCTCATTGGTTGAGGCGCGGGTGATCGGGATCATTGTCGATACTTCGACTACGGGTAAGTTGATTCTCGCAGGCTCACCGGGTACGTTCACCAACCTTGAGAACCTGGATCGCCTCCTGGCCGATGATACCTATGAAAATGTGGCGCGAGTGGCTAACCTGACCTCAATTCTCGCCGCCGCGACCTTAAATATTCCCGCCGCCACGCCGATCATCACGACCCAACGCGCCAGTGAAGGCGGGATTTACGGCTCCGGCTCACTCAATATTGTCCGTGACTGGGTGGAAATGTACTCCTACGTAAAAGGGGTAATGGACGACACCCTCCAACTGGATGACAAACAATCCCTCGATGGCCAGGTTAAGGACGTGGCTTACACCGTGCTTGATCCGTGGAAAATCCCTCACCTGTCACAACGCTCACTCATGAATGGTGGCTCGCAGGATGAGGCCGGGAATAACATTTTCGTCAACATCCAGTCAGCAGGCTCCATGTACGGTGTGGGGAATCACGGATTCATCACGGATGCCACGAATCCCACCCCGCAGCCGGATTTGTACATCGAGCAGGACGACACGGTTATTCCGCAGTATTGGTTGAAAGGGCACATTAATACGCTGGTATTAAAGAAAACCAACCGCGATCCACAGTACATCGACGGCACGGTAGATGGATTGGGGCAGCTCATTGATAACGGTGACATTGCGGTCCATAGCCGGGAATATTTAAGAACCTACGCCTCAGCAGACAACGCCACGGTAAATGCTACAGTCGCCCCGGTGTTCTTGCAGACCATTGATGACTCCGGCAATAGCACAGGCCAGTATCGGTTTGCGTACACCACCGGATCGGGTTCGTTTACCGAGGGCGAGGAAATCACCACCGGATCGGGCAACACCCAGAAAGTCGGGATTGTCACCGCTGACTCCGGCACCACCACGGGTAACGTGGATTATGTGCTGAAAACCGGGACCGATTTTGTTGCTACGGATGTGATTGTCGGGGAAGTCTCGGGTAAAAATGCTACCTTAACCGGCACTGTCACTAACCTAGTCGCCGGTTACGGCACGGACGTTAAGGTGATGACGGTTCAACGCCGCTTCACGGGCGGGTCCACGACTGTCGCCACTTACATCCTGGGTGAGCTTATTACCCAGACCGGCACCAATGCGACGGGTTACTTCATGGAGGATGACGGGGGCACGATTTATATTGAAGAAGAAGACATCTCGACCCCGTTTAACGGGACAGGGCTTCTGACTGGTGGGACCTCGGGGGCACTCAATACCCCAACCGCCACCGCGACCTTCTCCACTGTACCTAAAGATATTGGCGATGGGGTGGATAATGATTATGTGGCCGCTGCTACCGCGAACCTGACCAACGGCTCTGCCCAGACCACCACTGTATGTTATGAGTGGACGAAGTTTCTGGACAGAAAAGAATCCACCATTGGTATTGCGGGGATTGGATCGGGAACGGCAGACGTTGAAGGCCGGTTCTTCCGCAAGTTCAAATCCACCTACGGGACGGCGAACAACTGTCCTCACGGATCGTTTGCTTCACCTAAAATCTTTGCCGCACAAGGCTTGTTCTGGGAGAAAGGCACTCTCGCACCGGCCAACCTGCAAGACATTCAGCTCATTGATGATGCAGGGGTAACGGAAGATCCACCTAACGTACAGCCTATTTCCATGACGGGGTTAAGTGCAGGCATGGGCGCAGGTCTGTTCAGGGCAACCGGCGCAGCAGGCGGCGGATCGTTGGATATTCTCTCAACTGAATTTACCATTGCAGCGGGGAATCTCGCCGCTAATACGACAATCGTGTTGGCCGCAGGCACCCGATCCGTCAGCCCGACACCGCAAGACGTTCCCGACTCCGGGGTGTTGAAGTGTGAAGATCCGAACCTGGCGGCAAGTTTCCTGAGTTTCCCGTATAGCTCAGTGGACCGATCTACTAATACTTACACCTTAACCTCGGGGACCATTGGAGACGTGACTGGCGCTACGGCATTAACCTCAACCGAAGATGCGTTTGTGGCCTTTAACCTGGAAGTCGCGGCAGGCAGCAGCGTTTCAAACTCTGTCGAGTACGTCTCTGACTTCCCGATTGTGGGCATTGCCCGTATCAAAGGGAAAAAAGCGGATTCGTTCTCGGGTGACTTTACCAACACGGGCGGCGCGATTGGCGCGGTATTCTCCACCGATCCGGCGGTGAACCTACCCTGATGGCTGAATTACCCAGCATCACCTATACGCTGGTCACGTCACCACGTATTGCGGAAAGCCCCTCCACCGTGGATGAGGTCACGGTACAGGACGCTTTGGATACCTTATCGGCAAAACAGGATGACATTGATGTGATCGGAGCAACGCCCGCCGTGGATAACACGGTGCTTGTTTCTGGATCGGGGAAAGACGATCTGGGGGGTGGGGTGTCTGTTGGGATAACCTCGACCTTCGATAACCTCCAGTGGGCCTTTGCGTCTGATTACACTGCGGCTGTCACCGGGACGGCTGACGCAACTGGCACCACGACGTTGCAAGATGTGGGCGCAAACTTTGTTACCAATGGGGTTAAGCGTGGCGATGTTATTATTAATTACGACGATAAGAGCATTACAGAAGTTTTAACGATTGTCGATGAAGATAATTTAACGCATAGAGCATTAAACAACGGAACGAATAATGATTGGTCGATTGGTGATAACTACACCATTCACCCAATAGTTCAGAAAAACTTAACAGGCGGGAATCAGGTTGCCACGGACAGCGCCGGGGACCCTATTTCACCCGTTTATCCCACGGCGTTTACGCAGGTGGTTCTGACGGCTTCCAGTTCAGCGACCTTACAGAATCAGGAAGAACTGGAAGCCTCGACCTTCATTGGCAAGGAAGGCACCGGCGTCACGTATGACGCGGTGAACGGGACGGATGGAACGGCCTTCCCTTATGGCACACGGGAAACGCCTTGTAAGACCGAAGCTAATATCGAAACCATCACGGATAATCGCGGCTTCAAGAATGTCTATCTGGCGAGCGACATCACGATTACTGCCGATCATTCGGCGCATCCCCATACGTGGTTTGGCGACAATCCCCAGACCATTACGATCACGCTGGATAATGCTTGCGATGTCACCGGGAACAAGTTCCAGGATTGTTATATTACCGGGAAACTGGATGCCGCCAATATTATCTGGGAAAGTATCGTCAACGGGATCACGAATGCCAACGGATTTATCTACCAATCCACTATAGTCGGCCCGATCACCTTCTCGGCGGATACCAGTATAGAACGGTGTTGGTCCGCGCCCAGTGCGGCCTCTGATCTGGTCACATTGGATTTTGATAATCAAGTGATCGATGTCCAATTATCAAGCTGGAACGGAGGTCGGCTCTTAGTGAAGAACATGCCATCCGGGGCCTGGGTTCACCTACATGGATCGGGTCATGTAGAGTTTGATAATACCAATGCGAATGGAGCCAATGTCACGGTTTATCCCGGATTCCACTATCATGATAATTCCGGGGCTACGTGGGGCGAGTTCCATGACCATACTATTTCCGGCGAGACTTGGGAGAAAGAAATCGAGGCCGAAGGGAATATCACTGCCGAGCAGGCCATGAGTATCGGACTAGCTGCGTTAGCAGGTGAAGTGTCGATCTCCGGCAATACCATTACCTTCAAGACGCCGAACGGGAACGTGACGCGCATGGTCTCGACCACGGATGACACGGGCCAGAGAACCAATATTGCCTTGTCCCCATGAACCATTTTGCCAGCAACCACTGGGCCTCAGACCATTGGGCTAGCGAGCATTTTAGAGGACTTGGGGTTGCGGTAGAGGAGATTGAGCGCAACCGGCTCATTACCTCAACCTCCATCCCGTCACCGGTTGAGTTCCAGATTTTCTACGAACCCGGGGCGAAGAAACTCAAGAAAGTCGAGTACACCCGCAGTTACAAGGTTATCGAAAACCGTACCTTACGGGCCAAGCTGGAAAGCATTGAAGAAGAAGCCCGTTACAAAGCACGTAAACGCCGCAACAAGGCCATTGCCTTACTACTCCTGGAGCGATAATGGATAAAGTGGAAGCTGGACTCGCCAAGATTGACGGGGCGCAAGCCGAAGCCCTCAAAGCCAATCCTGTGTGGAATGACATTCAAAAGCGCATGAGGCACAAGCTGGAGGTGAAGCGACTCTCCTGCAAGACCGCGACCGAACCGGAGTTGGCCGCAGACATCATCCGGCTTGAACAGTTGTTAAGCGGGATGCTGCGGGAGATCGAGCGGGTGATTCAAAACAAGAACCTGGCCGAACTCAAGCTGGTCGATCTGGAAAAGAAAGCGAAGCGAGCAGAACCCAGGCAAATCAAACGTTGAAGGATCTCATTGTCTCGACCATCTGGCACACCGGTTCTCACTCGATCATGGCGATCCTCCAGGCCGATCCGGCCAACGAGGGCAGGAAAGTCACCCTGCATCACTGCAACAAGTCAGCGGAGAAGATTGCCAAGGGCGGGAAACATGAGATCGTCACGACATTCCGCGATCCCTACCGAATAGCCGCCTCCTGGTTCAACCGGGACCGGGTGAAAACCTACCCGAGAGAATGGCATACCCAGTGGGATCACTGGTCCCGGATCGCGCCTTTAGCAAGAGTGGTCCGGGTGGAGATGATCCCGAAGAAACTGAATACCCATGAAGATACCTACCAACTTCATGCCGCGTTAGACAGAGGAGATTTAGATTATTTCTATGAACGTGTCCCGATTGCCTATATTGATTACGCCAAACACATAGTCAATATAGTCAACGATTCACAAACGATTTCACTAACCGGAGAATAACGATGGACGAGAAACCTACCCTCGATGAGGGCGCGAGTATCGAGTCTGATACAGACGAAACCGCCGAAATTGAAGCATCAGAACTTGATGGTTTGATGGAGGAACAGGGGGACGAACTTTCAGAGGAAGACGAAAGTAAGTCCGACGAAGGCGATGCAACGAAAGATCAAGAGGAGCAGATCACCA